GGTAATTATCAAATGACGACAGAATTAGAAACTAAAACTAAAGATGATCGAGAAGTAATTGATGATTGCTTTTACGTTTGGAAAACTAGAATGGGATTGTGGAGCACTGAAACTTTACAGGGCCGAAAGATGCTTACGGGATTAACAAGAGATAGTGTCATTGATATGACGCGATGGCATCTTAAGTGTGAACAAGAGGGAACTCTTGAAAATTATTCTCGCGTTATTGGAAGTGCCACTGTTGGCGGAAAACTTTAAATAAAATTTAAACAAAATGATTAAACTTTTACTTTTAAAATCTGGAGAGGATATTATTGCCGAAATTGATGAAATGACTTTCGGTGAAGGAGATCAAAAACGTGTTGTTGGATATTATCTAACAAAACCATGTGTCGTAAAATTAAAGTCGAAAGGAGAGACTGAAAATAAAAAAATGGAGTATAATGTCTCTATGTATCCCTGGATGCCATTATCTGCAGAAGAAACGATTCCTGTCGTTGCTGACTGGGTGGTAACTATGGTTACTCCTGAGGAAAAATTATTCAAAATGTATAATGAGGATGTTTTAAAAAATGGACAAAACGATCAAAGTGATTCTACTAACGAACAGCGAGAGACTGATCAGTGAAATTGAAGAGGTTTCTGCTGATATTGGAGAACCTGATTGTAAACTAATTAAACCGATGGAAATCTGGGAAGGACCTAATCTTGCTCCATGGATGATGGATCATACGAAGCAAGATACATTTATGATTAGCTCTGATAAGATTATAACTCTTGCAGAGCCCACACCAACTTTACTTGAAAAATACGAGGATTGCACAAAATAATGGCACTTTCTGAAAATACTCTTTCCCATTTGCTAGAAGCAGAATCTCATCTTAGAGCAGCAATTAAATGTGCTGCAGTAAATGAAAAACCATTTGTTGTTAAGCAACTATCAGACATACTGGTGAATATGGAACAAACTAAAAAGTTTGACGAAATCATGGATATGTTGGATAATAGAAAACCTGGATCTAACGGTATGTTCGGTTCTTTTTTCAATGATGATAGCGAATGAAATTTTACACTAATGTTCAATTGATTGGAAATCAATTCCTTGTTCGTGGAGTTGATAATGGAAAAAGATTTGAATATAGAGATGATTTTTTTCCAACACTCTTTGTTAAATCAAATAGAGACAGTAAATATAGAACATTAAGTGAAGAAAAAGTTGAACCAGTAAAACCTGGAACAGTAAGAGATTGTAGAGAATTTTTTAAGAAGTATGATGATATTGAAGGATTTTCCATTTATGGAAATGATCGATATATCTATCAGTATATTTCTGAAAAATATCCTGAAGATGAAATCAAGTTTGATATTAGTAAAATCAAACTTGTAACTCTTGATATTGAGGTTTCCTCCGAGCAAGGATTCCCTGATGTCGAATCATGTCAGGAAGAAATACTTGCGATTACAATTCAAGACTACACCACAAAAGAAATTGTTACATGGGGTGCAAAACCTTTTCGTAATAAACAAAAGAATGTAACTTATCATCATTGTCCAACAGAATATCAACTTCTTTCATCTTTCATTGAGTATTGGATGGTTGATGTTCCAGATGTTGTGACTGGATGGAATATTGAATTATATGATATTCCATATATTTGTAAGCGTCTTAATCGCGTTCTTGGTGAAAAATTGATGAAAAGGTTCTCTAATTGGGGACTTGTGACTGAAGGAGAAACTTTCATCAAAGGTAGAAAGCATACTACTTTTGATATTGGTGGATTGACACAACTAGACTATCTTAATCTTTATAAGAAATTTACTTATAAAGCTCAGGAATCATATCGTCTTGATTACATTGCTGAGGTTGAACTTGGTCAGAAGAAATTGGACCACTCTGAGTTTGATACTTTTAAAGATTTCTATACCAAAGGGTGGCAGAAGTTTATTGAATATAATATTGTTGACGTAGAATTGGTTGATCGTCTTGAGGACAAGATGAAACTGATTGAACTTGCATTGACAATGGCATATGATGCTAAGGTTAATTATGCTGATGTGTTCTATCAAGTTCGTATGTGGGATAACATCATCTACAATTATTTGAAGAGAAGAGATATAGTCATTCCTCCAAGAAAAAAGGAAACCAAGAATGAAAAGTATGCGGGAGCTTATGTTAAGGAACCAATTCCAGGTAAGTATGATTGGGTAGTCAGTTTTGACCTTAACAGTCTGTATCCTCACCTGATTATGCAATATAATATCTCACCAGAAACTCTTTTGGATGAGAGGCACCCAACAGCAACAGTTGATAAGATACTCAATGAAGAGATAAACTTTGAGTTGTATAAAGATAATGCTGTCTGTGCTAACGGTGCAATGTTCCGTAAAGATGTGCGTGGATTTTTGCCTGAACTCATGGAGAAGATGTATGGAGACCGTGTTATCTTCAAAAAGAAGATGCTTGCAGCCAAACAGCAGTATGAGAAGACGCCTACTGTGGCACTTGAAAAGGAAATCGCTAGATGCAACAACATTCAGATGGCAAAGAAGATTGCTCTTAACTCTGCTTATGGTGCTATTGGTAATCAATACTTCAGGTATTATAAACTAGCAAATGCAGAAGCAATCACTTTATCTGGTCAAGTGAGTATTCGTTGGATTGAGAACAGAATGAACAATTATCTAAATAAACTGTTGTCCACGAAAGATACGGATTATGTCATCGCATCTGACACTGATTCAATTTATCTTAATATGGGACCTCTTGTTGATAAATTTTTTGCTTCTAAGTCTAGCGACAAAGCAAGGATTGTGGGGTTACTTGATGTGGTCTGTCAAGAAAAGTTGGAACCTTACATTGATGCCTGCTATAAGGAACTTGCGGAGTACGTATCGGCGTATGACCAAAAGATGCAAATGAAGCGTGAGAATATTGCTGATCGTGGTATTTGGACTGCGAAGAAGCGATATATTCTCAACGTTTGGGATAGTGAAGGTGTTCGTTATGAAGATCCTAAGCTTAAGGTGATGGGTATTGAATCTGTTAAATCATCAACACCCGCACCTTGTCGAAAGATGCTTAAGGATGCATTTAAAATTTTGATGACTGGCACTGAAGATGATATGATTAAGTTTATTGATGAATGTCGGCGTGAATTTAAAAAACTTCCACCAGAATCTATTTCTTTTCCTAGATCAGTTTCTGATGTTGTAAAGTATACATCTTCATCAGACATTTACATCAAAGGAACTCCAATTCATGTTCGTGGAGCACTTCTTTTCAATCATTATATTAAGAAAAATAATCTTACAAATAAATATTCTTTGATACAGAATGGCGAAAAGATTAAATTTTGTTATTTGAAAAAACCAAATATTTTACATGAAAATATCATTTCATTTATTTCCGACTTCCCAAAAGAACTTGGAATTGACAAATACATTGATTATGACTTACAATTTGAAAAGTCATTCTTAGAACCACTGAAAGCAATTTTGGATGCTATTGGTTGGAGTGTAGAAAAAACTGTTAATTTGGAGATGTTTTTCTAATGTTAAAGGATCAGTATGTAATTGATGATGGGGAACCTAAAAAAGATAAATGGAATCGCGGATTAGATTTGTTCACTGAATCAGTTCTTAAACCAGATCATACTCTTAGGCAGTGTGCTCATAATCAAAAGTGTTATCATGAACTTATGGATATTCGTGGTGATGTTCTGGAATACTTGAAAACCAAACGTTGGGATTGATTTATGGATTTTTTGAAAGATATTGTAAAGGAGATTGGAGACGATTTCACAAAACTTGCATCAGATATTGATGAAACTGAAACTTATGTTGACACAGGTTCGTATATTTTTAACGCACTTGTTTCAGGGTCTATATTTGGTGGTGTATCTGGGAATAAGATTACTGCCATTGCTGGGGAGTCTAGTACTGGAAAAACTTTTTTCAGCCTTGCGGTTGTCAAAAACTTCTTGGATTCTAATCCTGATGGGTATTGTCTATATTTTGACACTGAAGCTGCTGTTAATAAGACTCTTCTCTCAGATCGGGGCATTGACCTTAATCGGTTGGTAGTTGTAAATGTTGTTACAATTGAGGAATTTAGATCTAAAGCACTTAAGGCAGTAGATATATACTTAAAAAAATCTGAAGAAGAACGCAAACCTTGTATGTTTGTGCTAGACTCTTTGGGGATGCTTTCCACTGAGAAAGAGATTACTGATGCACTCAATGATAAACAAGTTCGTGATATGACCAAATCTCAATTGGTCAAGGGTGCATTCCGTATGCTTACTCTCAAGTTGGGTCAGGCAAACATTCCAATGATCGTTACCAACCACACCTACGATGTTATCGGTTCTTATGTTCCTACGAAAGAAATGGGTGGAGGTAGTGGTCTCAAATATGCTGCGTCTACGATTGTCTATCTGTCTAAGAAAAAAGAAAAGGATGGAACAGCAGTTGTCGGAAATATTATCAAGGCAAAG